CTGGTAGCCCTTGGTGTCCTTCATCAGCACCAGGTCGTGCGTGTTGCCGATCATGTCGTTGAGCGCCGTGATCGTGCCCGCATCCTGGGAGAGCTGAGTCCAGATCTGCATCCAGTCGCCATACTGGCGGTCGATGCGCTGGCCACCGATCTCGAGCTCAACCGTCTTGATGAGGCGGTGTCCGATGTAGTTGAGCCAGCGGAAGCGGTTCAGCTGAGTGACCGACGCAAAGTCGACCGCCGGCAGAACCACCTGGACGTACGTGCGGTACATCAGGTCGGCGTTACGGTTGATCACCGCCGTAACGCGCTTGTTGAAGTCCGCCTGTCCGTTGAAGGTCACCTCAATGGACTCCATGGCGAAGTTCGTGTGGCGCTTGTACAGCACCTTCCAGAACGTGATCTGCGGGTTGCCGCTGATGTAGATGTCCTGCGCACCATAGCTGACGAGCTGAAGAAGACCACCACCCATATCGTTTGTATGATAATATGCAAGAAAAATATTTACAGGTAGGGCGACGCACCAATTGGTGGCACAGTGTTGCGCCGTAGATTGATGTGTTACTTGCGGTTACGACGGGTCTTGCGTTTGCGACCAGCCTTAGGTGTCGGTGTCAACTTCACTTGCTGAAACTGCTGAGGAGTCTTAATTGTCAGAACTTCCTTTGGAAGAGGATTCCTCAAAGACCTCCTCGCTTGAAGAAGAGGTGCCAGAACTGCCGGATTGTTTGCTTCTGAATCCTGCTTAGGAACAACATATGTATTTTCATCTCCACCGCGCTTCCGACGGGAGATCTTACGCTTTGCCATTGTTTAAGGCAAAGAATTTTAAGCCTTGGAGAGGAGGTGCGCCTTCTTCGCGCGGGCGCGGAGAGTCGCCTTCTTGCCGGACGACTTGAGTCCGTGCGACTTCAGAACACGCTTGAGCGCCTTGGCAGACGGACCCTTGCGGGTGCGACGGCGACCTCCCATGGCGGGCACATCAACATTTCCAGCAGGAGAGGGTTCAGGCATTTTATTTACTACGCAAGAAACTTTCATATTGAACGCGGGAAGTAAAAAATGGACCCCCTCGGAATTATTGCGATCGTTGGAATTGCTGCGACGGCTATGTGGTTGGCGTATTACTGCAAGAAGAAGAGTGATTTTGGTGGTATCAAGATGGCGAAGTCGCCTTCGAATGAGAGTCTAACAGAGATGGTTCGATCTGAGGATCCCACGCCTTAAAGTATTTTTAGTATATAATGGTCCGGACACGGAGGCGTGGAGGCAACAACGCCTCTGCTGCTAACCTTGCACTTTGTAAAAGTATGGGTTCTACTTATACCAAAAAGTATCTAACGATCGTACGAAGCGCACTTATCGAATACCTAATTGATAACCCTTCTCGGTTGAAGTGCGCGATGAACTCAAATCAGATTATCACAGAGTTTGTCAGAGCAGAGACTGCTAAAAAGAGTGCGTTTTCTAACTTGTACTGGAAAGCAACCCAAGCGCCTCGCGACCGTCTTGTTATTCGGTGGATCCTGGATCGTATTCGTACAGACAATGAGTTTAGGACTGCTTGTGCAACAGGAGACAAGGCAAAAATGACTATTGTTATGGATGAATATATTCGCAAGTTCAAGGAACATGCGTGCGACACATTAGATCCGGCACGGTATTCGGGACCGTATGGGCGATTTATTGCTGACCCAAATGATATTGTTGGAAACACTCATGGTGGAACAGGCGGTCAATGTTTAGATCTTGGATATCGTGTACAGTGTGGTTTGAGTTTTGGCGGTAGGAGGAAGACTCGTCGTTCTATTCGATGATCGTCCTTGGTGTGATATGCATTGCCTCCAACTCCTGCATCCACAACTTCATTGCATAAGGCAGAGTCTTCATCACGAAGTCTGTCTTGTTCCCACAGGCACCGCATGAGTAGATTCCCTCAGTAGGATTCACGACTGCGAGTGTACCGCATGTCTTACAAATGCCCGTCTTGAACGGGTCGGAAACATCCATCAGACGCTCCTTGGTAAACACCGAGATGCCGTGTGAAATCATACAGTCGCGTTCCATCTCTCCTACACGCAGACCACCATCACGGGACCTGCCCTCGCAAGGTTGGCGGGTCAGAGAGACAATCGGTCCTCGAGCGCGGGAATGCTTCTTGTCAATCACCATGTGCTTCAGGCGCTGGTAGAAGGTAGGACCCATGAAGATCTCTGCTTGCATCATCTCTCCTGTCTGTCCATTGTAGAGGATCTCATTCCCGTAGGGGTGCAGACCCATCTCAACCATATGCCTCTTCAGGTCCTCAACCTTCAGGTGAGAATACGGTGTCCCATCACCCAGAGTGCCCTTGCGAACACCGATCTTGCCAAAGATGTTCTCCATCAACTGAGCAATCGTCATACGAGAAGGAACAGCGTGAGGATTCATGATGATGTCCGGACGCAGACCACTCGCAGTGAAGGGCATGTCCTCCTCTTCCATCATCATTCCAATGGTTCCCTTCTGACCGTGACGAGAAGAGACCTTATCGCCTACCTGTGGGATACGCTCAGAGACTGTGCGCACCTTGATGAAGGGATATCCATCTGAGTTCTTATCCTGCCAGACACCATCGATACGGCAGGGTTCTGAGTTCTTGTGAGTCGTCGATGCGTCACGGAATGTGTATCCTGCTGCGTCATTTCGGAGGTTGACCACCTTACCGATGACCACATCGTTCTCCTGGAGAATCGAGTTCAGAATCGGCAGTCCGGCATCAGACACTGCATCGTAGGAGGTGTTCTTGTACTTGCGAGTATTGTGCTTCTGAGGTTTCATGAACTTCTCCTCACGACCAGAGGTCACATTGCGGTGCTCCTCATCCTTGTACATTCCGTAGTAGAGACCCCTGAAGAACCCTCGCATCACAGAGGACTTGTTCATGATCACAGAGTCCTCCTGGTTGTATCCGCCGTAGCAGGCAATCGCAACAATACCGTTGAATCCGAAGGGCATCTCGTGCATCTTAAGGATGTTCATGGCGCGAGTCTCCACAATCGGGCGGGCAATTGAGCACAGAACATAGGCGTTCTTGTCCAGGCGCTTTGCGAAGTTGCCAGCGTAGACGCACATTGCCTGCTTACCCATAGCAGATTGATAGGTATTACGAGGAGACTGATTATGGTCAGACAACGGAATCGTAGATGCCATGTGTCCAACAATCAGCGATGGGTGAACCTCGTAGTGGGTGTGAGCGTTCGTCATCTGATCCTTCGTGATCGCAATGCGGAGGGTCTCCGTCTCAGAGGGATCAATGTAGTCGATGCACGCGTTGACCCAGTCATTCCAACTCGATCCAGGAGCAGGATACTGAGCGTCCTTGCGGAAGACCGGGCGAACACAGCGACCGCCATCCGTCTCAACTGTGATCGTGTTCATCAGAGTGTACCAGGCAACCGACACGTGAGGGTGAAGACGGCGAGTCCTCTTTGCATTCCTCATCGCGCCAACCAGTTCGTAGGGCGAGTCCGTGTATCCGACGATCACACCGTTCACAGACACAGACGTTCCCTCGTAGACGCGAGGTTTGTCAATCCAGGTAATCGGATTCTCCTGCAGGAAGTGGAGAACCGTGCTCGACGGAACATGCTGCGTGATCGAGGTCAGGAGACTCATGTTCTTCACAATACCAACTGAATGACCCTCTGGAGTCTCTACAGGGCACATGAATCCCCATGAGGTGCCGTGGAGTTTGCGAGGAGCAAGCAACTTGCCTGACTTCTCAACCGGAGTCTGAATACGGCGCAAGTGACTGAGCGTTGCAGCATAGGACATACGACCAAGAACCTGAGAGACGCCTACCTTTGTAGCGTTGGACATTGCTGCGTTGGATCCAAGACCCTGTACCGTAAAGTTGCCAGTAGCAAGCGCCTGCTTCAACTTGCCCTCGATCGCAGACAACTTCAGAATCTTGTAGAGATTGTTCGTGTTGAGGATCTCCATTGGGCGAGGAGCATCGCCGCGCTTCCAGGTATCATTGTTGACCTCCTGAACAAACTCATTGCGAGTGTCGTTGCACACCTTCTGG